AAATTATAGTCTCAGTTGCTGCTGGCACCGTATAGACATCCGTTGCCGTTGCAGCAGATGGCGCTGATTGCCCTAAGACTTTATAGGTGGTTGCCATTAAGAGATATCCCCAATCACTGTGAATGTATTTGATGCTGTACAGATAATCGTGCAGGCACTGAACTGAGTTCTAAGTTTTGGAGCAGCCGATGTAGCTCCTGTTGAGGTGACAGTCACACCAACGCCTGCTGCAAAGGTAACCTGTCCAGCACCGATTTGCTGTAGATTTATCTGCTCACCTGCTGTAAAGATTGCTGGTGGAATGGTTACCACTATTGCAGCAGCATTTGATGCTGTGACTAACTTACTTGAGTCAGAGGCGACTAAGGTATAAGTTGTTCCAGTCTGTGCATTAAAGGCAAGGTTTATCTTTGCGCTGTTAATGGTAGGGGTAGTCAAGGTTTTATTTGTTAAAGTATCTGTTGTTGCCTTACCTACCAAAGTATCTGTTGCTGCAGGAAGTGTAAGGGTTGTAGTTCCAGCTACTGCTGTTGCTTGGACTGTTGTGGTGCCAGATGTAGAACCAGAAAAGCCTAGGCTTGCTACAGGTGATACAGCAGTCTCAAAGGCATCAAGATCATCTGAGGTTAGAACGTGCTTTACGCTGGCTCCAGCAGAGTGAGCAATATTGCTTGTGCCTGCTTGACCACGTGTAATTGTTAGTACATCTGTGCTTTGAGCAGTTACAAAGACAATCTCTTCGTTGGCTGTATCTGGGTCTAAGGCTACTGTGAACTGGTCACCTGCTGTTAGGGTAACTCCACCAAGCAAGGCGTTACCTGTCGCAGAAGCCACAGTCGCAGAAGTAGCCACGTTAGAGATACTTGAAGCCAGCGTAGTCGCTACGCTTATGCTTGAGAACTTACGAGTTGCCATCAGTATTCCTTATTTTGTGTAGTGGATTCGAATTGGGTATCTGTCCTGTAACTTCAACGCTTCCTCCTGGAGTCGTTGCTGATACAGAGCAAATATGTAACGAGATGCAGAAGCACCAGAGTTGAATGGACTCTTAGTGTCATTTAGATCAGCCTCAGCGCTAGATAGGTTTATACGACCAGCGTCAAGGAAAGATAGTAGTTTGTAGCAGGCCCCAAGGACTGTCACATCATAAGAGCTTGCAGGAAGACCAGTAACATCTTCATAGTCATCAGAGTTAGAATCAAGGGTATTAGGTGTTGTGGTATACCAGACTTGAACTGTACGTCCAGGCTGAACGCTGTCGTAGATATTGATTGTGTTATTGGTATTGAAGGTAGCAGCATTTGCCATCGGATCTGCTCTCCAACGATTTATTGGAATCCACTCTTGTGATGAACCTGTGCTCTGCCAAGAGACGAACAAGATACTCTCTAGGTCATCAGGCAAGGCATAGGTGGTCTGTGCTGCGTTGAAAGTAAAGGTAGTAAAGGTCACTGCCCATATCTTAGGAAAGTAACTATTGATAGTATCGTTGATGGCCTTCTTGATACTGACTCTTGGAAATGATGGAGCTAGGGTGACCTGTGCATACTGAGCGTGTGGGGCAGCAGTTGTGCCTTGATACCCACGACCAAAGCCAGGTATAACGTTTAGCACATTACTGGTCTTATCGAATGTATCAATCCAGATTAGTTCATCATCAATTTCTATGGTGCCTTTAGCAAGGTTACCTGATGCTCCAACGCTAATAGCAGAAGAACTCTGTGTAATGCCGTTTGCATTGGCAACATAGGTAATACGATCTTGACGCAAGGTATAACCAATGAGGTTAGACTTTACATCGTTAATCATCTCTGACAGTGTTGGCATTATTTCCTTCCGTGTACCAGCCGTCTGCCCACAGTGTTTCTAGTCTGTGGAAGTATTTTTCGTACTGCTTGGCTATGACATCTACAGAATAGAGCGATACTGCCCTATCCCTGATTGCCTGCCTATCTAGATTCTTGACGTTCTGTGTTGCCAAGATAAACTCTTCTACGTTACGACATCTAAAGCCTGTAACGCCATCTACTACAGTCTCAGTAAATGCGCCCCAGTCTGTAGTAATTACTGGAGTTCCGCAGGCTTGTGACTCTATGTTCACATTGCCAAAAGGTTCTATGTATAAAGTTGGCACGAATGTTGCTATCGCACCACCCATAAGTTCTGCACGCTTCTCAGGACCTACTGGTCCTAGATACTCACCATAGTTTGGTATGTGGTTACCAGGGCCAGCCATAATCAACTTAGCGCCTATGGTCTTGCAAATATGAGCTGCGATATCCACGCCCTTGCGTGAAATCATTCTGCCTATGTAAAGGTAATAACCACCATCGCCTTTACCTAATGGGAACATACTTGGGTCTAGGTAACCTGGTATCACCGCATCAAAGAATCCACCATCAGCAGTTGCTGCATCTCTATGCTGAGCATAGACACAGTGCATCCAAGCGTATGATTCAAAAACTCTATAGTTAGAAAATACTCCAGAGTATCCAACGCCAAACTCTACGACCATCATCGCTGGCAGGGCCAACGCTATCGGTTGATGAGATCCACCACCGATGACACATACAAAATCTTTAGGCTCTGCACGCTTACGAATCTCGGCAGCAGCCTTCTTGTTAAACTTTTGCCAATGAGGTAACTTGTAATCAAACGGTGCTTCTACATAAGGTCTATTACCTACAGCGATTCTTCGCTGTGTCTCTGTAATGCAAGGTATCAGCTCATCTACTTCGGCTTCGTTATCTTCGCCTGCGTAGAGATAGACTGTGTGGCCTAGGCCCTTCATCATATTGCAGAATCTGCGAACCTTTTCAGTGTACGCACAACCTGCGAAATCTTTAGTTGTCTGTGTATGTGGTAGTGATACTACGTGGAATCTCATAAAGAGATTATTACATACCGCCTAGCATTAAGATATCTGGCAACGCCGTTGCATTAGTTCCGCTTACACCTGTCGGTCCAGTAACTCCTGTTGGCCCTGTTGCTCCTGTTACACCAGCAGTTCCAGATGGACCTGTAGGTCCTGTAGCACCAGTAGCTCCTGCTAGGCCAGTTGTTCCTGTAGCACCAGTAGGACCCGTTACACCTGCTGGTCCTGTTACTCCAGTTGGTCCAGTATCACCTGTTATACCTTGCGGTCCAGTTGGTCCTGTAGCTCCTGCTGGTCCTGTAGTTCCCGTTGGACCCGTAGGTCCTGTAGGACCTGTGTTACCCGCGATGCCTTGAGGCCCTGTAACGCCCGTAGGGCCAGTAACACCTGTTGGTCCGACATCTCCAGTCACTCCCTGTGTTCCAGTGGCTCCAGTGACCCCTACAGGCCCTGTAGGACCCGTTGGTCCAGTAAGTCCAGTATTGCCTGTTACGCCTGTGCTTCCAGTTACGCCCTGTGGACCTGTTGCACCTGTTGGGCCAGTGGCCCCTGCTGGGCCTGTGGCACCAGTGACTCCAGTTGTTCCAGTAGGACCAGTAGCACCTGTTGCACCAGTAGTGCCTGTTGGTCCTGTTGGACCAGTAGAACCTGTTGAGCCAGTTGCACCTGTAGTTCCTGTGGGACCAGTTGGACCAGTAGCACCAGTGGTGCCTGTGGCACCTGTTGCTCCTGTTGCCCCTGTAGATCCTGTAGAACCCGTAGAACCTGTAGGCCCTGTTGGTCCTGTAATACCTTGACCACCTTGTGGTCCTTGATCTGCCGAGAACTCTACAGATACTTGCGGTGTAATGGATTCAATTATGATAAATGTTGTCATACAGTCACGGCCCCCGTTACTACGAACTTACCTTCAAGGTATCTAGTAACTGTTGCTCCTGAATCTAGAACTAAATCGTAGGCGTATCTGCTGGCACTTATAGCTCCAGTGATAGCCGATGAAAGGGTTACAGTGACGCGACCATTGGCTGCGTCAAAGACCATACGACCATTGGCAGTAGATGCAACTACAGTTGTAGTTGAGGCACCAACGAATGGGCGCACTGTCATAGTCCCTGTGTAACCAGTTAGGTTCAAAGGTGTGTTGTCGTTAAGGACTTGGAACTGAAAGTTAAATGTAGTTGCTTGGTCACAGACCAAATTGAATTTCGCACTCATCAGGTGGATATCGCTCTGAGAGCCTGCGCTGCAGCCAGTCCAGAAGTAGAAGCGAGCTGATTACATACACCATTAAAATCAAGCCACTTACTTTTATCGGTGTTACCAGCGATCTGATTTAGGACTCCTACTGTATCTGTGGTTGTAGGAGTAACAGAGCGCTGCGTAGCCCATTGCTTTGCTGCTAATGCCTTGTCTACCATAGCACTCATCAAACGATAGGTACCACCATTAGCTAGACGATTGAGCTCGTCATTAAGCGTTGTACCATAGATTCCAAGTGCCACTGTTTACTCCTTACTTCTTCTTTTTTCTTGCTGCTGCTGCGTTATCTATTAGATTTGGATATGGACGACCTGCTGCTTTAGCGCGAGCCTTAGCTGCGGTCTTTTGTGCAGACGTTAATTTTGTTGATTTCTTCTTTGGGTTCTTTGTTTCCCAGAATGGTTTCTTCTTCACCACTTCACCTTATCTGCCCAATATGCGGCGCTCATCTTACCTTTGGCTATGTTTTTTGAATGTCTTGCTTTGAATGATTTCTGTCTGGCAGTAGGTTGCTTATCTCCGCTTACTCCCTGTTGTCCGAATCGGATTGTTTTGACTTGCTCTCCGTCTTTTGCAACAACAACGTGGCTCTTAGTTGGGTGGCTAGGCGTACGCTTGGGTTTATTGAAGCCCGATACACCAGCTCGTGCAAGACGTGAATCACTTTTTTTCTTTGCCATATTCTCCGTACTTTCCTAGAACAGCACGAACTGTGCCATTCTTGTTAAGTCTAACAATCATTCCGTCTTTTACCTGCACTGAGTTGAACTTGTTGTGTCGCTTGTATTGCCCTGAAGACATTTAGCAGTTCTTGCCAGGAGCGCCAGTCATCAACTTCTCATAGGTCATAAATGGCTTCTCATTGGTATCTGATGGGTATGGTAGAAAGTCTTCTGTCTCTTCGTACTGTGCTGGATCGTTGGCTGGCATATCTACTCCTTGAAGGTAAGTTTGGTTCCATCGAAGGCTTTGCCAGCCTCGTTGGAAAGTTTAACTGCGGCATCTATATCTGGCTGTCTTGTACTGCGTGGTTCAATCCCTTGACGCGTTGCGTCATAGTAGGAATTGACTTCTTTATCCCATTTCTTTTCTTTATCTTTGTCCCAATGTTGCCGAGTAGGGAAGCACCCTGCAAAAGATGCGTTAGCATCTAGTAGACAATCTCCATAGGAGTCGTGGTCCTGTGTCTTACAACCTGAACGACAGTTCGGATTCTTCATACGATTAGGGTCACAAAACTGCTATAGCCTGCGTTAATAAATATCTGCGCCTCAGCATTGCTAATCGTGTTGGTAGTACCACCAAGATAATACGAATCAGCAGCAGCCAAGGTATCTTGGCTTGGAGTCTGCTCTGTTGTCACTGTTGCTCCATTTACTATGAATGTGTATCCTCGTGGGATATCGGTAAGGAATGGGTTGATAGTTCCTGTAATCGTGCCTTGATCTATAGGCTTACCAGCTAGACGAGAGTACGCATTGTAGACATCTCTGCCTGCTCCATAAGTTTCCCAGCGCCAAGGCGTTGTAAGTGTATAGGCCATCATTACCTTTCTAACGGACTCACCACCAAGCAGGATTTCTAGGCCCTGCTTGATAGTCAATCAATTATTAGTTGATTGTTGTAGCAGTCTCAATACGGAAGAGAGATGCTTCACGGAGGCGATTCCAGCCACCGAATAGGTACCAGCCGATGGTGCGGAAACGGCGCAGAGCGTCAATTTCTGGACCAATAACGACTGAAGTATCCTGAGCAAGCGCTTCAGCGAGTGCTTCACGACCAGCAACAACTGCCTTGTAAACAACAACAGATGAAGCATTGGTCTCAGATGGGACACGTGGTGTCTCAACTATGTAAGCACCTTCCAGTGCTCCGACTGCACCAGCAACGAACGATGTACGCTCGACATACTTGGTGAGTTCTTGGAATCCGCCTGTACCAGACTCGGCGCGAAGATCCGCAGCCTGACGTGGGTGGACATATGCAGCATAAAGCTCACCGATACGTGGAACAGCCTTGTTGCTACGAAGTTATACAACAGCCTTACGAATAAGAGCAGTTGTCATCGTACCAGAAGATGTTACGGATGCGGTGCCTGTTGCGGCTCCACCGAACAGTGCGTTGGTTCCACCAGTCAAAGTTGACGCTACAATAGAATCAATAGAATCTGCAGCATTGTACGCAATGATGTCAGCAAGAGCTGCATCTACGTCATTGAATGAAGTTAGGTTTAACTTCTTGGTGGTTGTTACGGCTGAGCCGTACTCATTTAGTGTTACAGTAACCGTTGATGGGTTACCTAGTGCGATTGAGGAAACATCAGAAGTTTCTGTCAAAGTACCAGTCGCTGTTGAGAGATCTGAGTAAATGGAGAAAACAACTGACGAACCTGGCATAGCTTGCTGTACTGGCTTGACATCAGCCAACGCACGCATCACTGGGATGGAGCGAAGGGCCATACGAACGTATTGATCATACGCTGTTTGGACTAGGCTGCTGATTGTCGAAGACGAGGTAAGCGTACCTGTTGGAATTGCCACTTATTTTGCCTTTCGATTAGGTTCGATAATTAGAGTCCAGACGACCTAATAATTTCATCCAACTCTTCACGCGTATTGGCGTTCATCAACTTCCTATGAACATCTGCTTGGAACTCAGGAGTAACTCCCTGTTCTACAGTATTGGTCATACGTTGATAAGCCTTGGCTTGAGCTGGGTCCACATTAGGCGTTGCCTGGTCTGACTGGTTTTCATAGCCGAATACATCGGCATAATCTTCCAGCCATTTAGATACAGACTCTTCAGTTGGGTCTATATCCTGTGGGATAAATGCAGCAATTTTGCTGTTTACCCCACGACTAGCAAGAGCATCTTTGATTGCTCGGTCACGGTTGGATTTAGAGATAGATTCAAACTGAGTTTTTAGGTCAGATAGTTCTTTCTCTTTTTGTTTGTTTGCTTTACGCAATTGTTTGACCAAATCATTACCGTTGTCGGTATCAAAGTCGTCATCTTCGTAGTCGTTATTGGACATAGGTCCTTCTCCCATTTCTTTTTAAGTTGACGTAGACCTCATACAGATTCGGGGGATTTCTGTATGGCTTCTACTACTGGTTTTGGTGTCTCTCTAACAGGCCAGTCGTTCTGTTAGCAGGCTTAGTATTGACCAGCGCGTTCGCGGTCTA